CCAAGCCCAGCCGCAGCAGCCCGAAGCTGCGGCGAATAACCACCAGAAAAATCCCCGGAAGAACCTCCAGAAAAGGCAAGGCCGCCCGAAGGCCGCAGCGCCCCGAAGAAACGCGCGAGAAAAATTCTCGGTAGGTTCTTCCGGTGATTTATTTCTCCTGCGGTGCTGGCGAGCCCAAAAGTCGCGCAGACTCAGGAGAAAATTTTCAGCCGTTTCGTTACGCAGAAAAGAGGAAGGAGGACGGCCATGCCAACAGAACCCGGCGCTCAGAAGGCGCCCCAGAAGAACTACGTCGACACGAAGATCATCGCCACACTGTTCGGGCTGACCGCCCGCCGGATCCAGCAGCTAACGCAGGACGGCGTCCTGAAAACGGAGCAGGTCGGCAGGCAGCGCCGCTATGATCTACTCGACACAGTCCGGAGGTACATCGCGTACCTTCAGGAAAAATGCAACAGTAAAGGCGGCAGCAAAGACGACACCGAGAACGAGAGCCGAAAGATCAAGGCAGACGCCGACCTCAGAGCGACGAAGGCGGAGATCGCCGACATGGAGCTCCAAGAGCTGAAGGGCGAGATGCACCGCAGCGAGGACGTCGAGGCCATGACCACCGACCTCGTCTTTACTATCCGCAGCATGATGCTGGCGCTCCCCGGTCGCCTCGCGATCGACCTCGCCACCATCGACAAGCCTGCGGAAATCTCCGAAAGGATAAAGCAGGAAGTCCACGCGATCCTGCTGGAGCTCTCCAACTACTCCTACGACTCCAACGCCTACAAGAAGCGCGTCCGAGATCGTCAGGGCTGGGGTGAGCTCACGAAGGACTCAGACGACGAATAAGCAAGACGCGCAGCTGAACAAAGCGATCGCGCCGGCCATCCGGGCCTTCGCCCCGCCTGATGACCTGACTGTTGCAGAATGGGCCGACCGGCACCGCCGGCTCTCGCCCGAAAACTCGGCCGAGGCGGGCCCGTGGAGAACATCCCGGACGCCGTATCTGGAGGAACCGATGAACGCCTTCAACGATCCGAAGGTGACGAACATCGTCATGGTCGCGGCCTCTCAGGTCGGCAAGTCCGAGTTCCTCCTGAACTGCATCGGCTACTCAATAGACCAAGATCCGGCCAGCACGCTGTTCGTGCAGCCTACGATCGAGGACGCGCGGAAGTTCTCCCGCCTCCGCGTGGCGCCAATGATCAGGGACTCCAAGCCCCTGAAGGCAAAGGTCTCCGACGTCAAGACGAGAGACAGCGGGAACACCATCCTCCAAAAATCATACCCCGGAGGAATGTTGACGATGACCGGCTCCAACAGTGCGAGCGCACTGGCTTCGACGCCGGCCCGGTACATCTTCGGCGACGAGCGAGATCGCTGGGCGCCAAGTGCCGGAACAGAGGGTGATCCGTGGGAACTGGCGAAAGCCAGACAAGCCACGTTTTACAATAGAAAAGCGGTCGAGGTATCGACGCCGACCATCAAAGGCCGGAGCAACATCGAGGCCTCGTTCTACCGCGGCACGCAGGAACGCTGGTGTCACCAGTGCCCTGAGTGCGGCGAGTGGCATGACATCCGGTTCGACTCGGTCAAGTTCGAGTTCGAGACTCAGGAGATCAACCGCAAAAAAAGCTATACGATCACATCCATCGGCTGGGCCTGCCCTTCGTGCGGCTGCCTAACACCGGAGGACGTCATGCGAAAGCAGCCGGCCAAGTGGATCGCAGAGAACCCCGACGCCTACAAGCGCGGGGTGCGCTCCTTCTGGCTCAATGCCTTCGCCAGCCCGTGGATGCCGTGGTCGACAATAGCTCAGCGCTTCCTCGAAGCAAGGAACGATCCGGAACGCCTGAAGGTCGTGTATAACACACTGCTGGGCGAGCTCTGGGAGGATCGTGGAGATCTGGAGGACGAGGACACCATCATGGCACGCCGCGAGGAATACCCCGCCGAGCTGCCGGACGGCGTTCTCGCTCTGACCTGCGGCGTCGACACTCAGGACAACCGTCTGGAGTACGAGGTCGTCGGGTATGGCCACTACGGCGAGAGCTGGGGCATCAAGAAGGGCTTCATCATGGGCAAGCCAGACAACGAAGAAGTCTGGCAGCGTCTCGATGACGTCGTCGATCATGTTTACCGGTTCCAGAACGGCAGAGGCCTGAAGATCTGCATCACGTGCGTCGACTCTGGCGGTCACTATACTCAGGAGGTATATGCGGCATGCCGGAAGCGACACAGCAAGCGAGTCTTTGCTATCAAGGGAAAAGGCGGCCCGGACATCCCGTTCGTCGGCCTGCCTTCACGCGTCCCGCTGAAGGACAACAAGAAGATCACGTGCTGGCTCTACACCATCGGCGTCGATGCCGGAAAGTCGAAGATCATGAGCGGGCTGAAGGTTCAAGAACCCGGCCCGAACTATCTCCACTTCCCGCGCGGCGACGATCGAGGGTATGACGCCACATTCTTCTCCGGGCTGCTCTCGGAGAAGCTCGTGCTCAGTCACTCGAAGCGAGGCGACCACTGGACGTGGGAGAAGATCCCCGGACACCAAAGGAACGAGGCGCTCGACTGCCGCAACTACGCAAACGCCGGCTTCCGGATCGCTGATCCGGATCTCGACGCGATCGAGAGGCGGCTGAAGAACGCACCCGAACCCGCGAGCTCGCAAGGAGCTCAACAGCAAAAACCAGCGAAAAAACGAACCGCCAAGAACAGGCAGCTGGACGGCGGAAGCGACTGGTGACCAATAGGAGGTGCCCATGAGCAGAGAGGCCATACAACAGCAGATCAACTCCAAGAAGGAGCGGCTCACGTTTTACCTCGCGCGTGAGAAAGAGATGCTCACCGGTGGCGTGCAGAGCTACGGCATCGGAAGCAGGAACCTCGCGAGGTATCAGACAGACCTGAGCAACATCAGAGCTGCCATCAAAGAGCTCGAAGCAGAGATCGCGCTCCTCGAAGGCAAGCTCTCCGGGCGGTCTGTCAGGAAGGCAGTCGGCGTAATACCGCGCGACTGGTAAGGAGGCGACGACATGGATGACAAGAAACTGGCACCCATCGGCGCCCGGCCGGTAAGACCGGCAAACAAAGGGTACGGAGACGCCGGCGCCAGCTATGCAAAAAAGGCGCTGAAGGGCTTCATCGCAGCGAGCGGATCACCGCGCGAGGACATCGACGCGCACAACTACACGCTGCGCCAGAGGGCCCGGATGCTCTACATGGCGGCCCCAGTGGCGACCTCCGCGATCAAGACGAACCGGACGAACGTCATCGGCTGCGGCCTTCAGCTGAAAAGCCGCATCAACCGCGTGAAGCTCGGCCTGACTCCTGAGCAGGCAAAAGAGTGGCAGCGGAAAACCGAGGAGGAGTTCGAGCTCTGGGCTGCGAACAAGAGGAACTGCGACGCGATCGGAGTCAATAACTTCTACACCGCGCAGCAGCTCGCTCTGGCGTCCTGCCTTCTCTCCGGCGACATGATCGTCCTCCTGAAGCACGAGGATCCCACCGTGCTGAACCCCTACGGCCTGCGCTTCCACATGATCGAGGCGGATCGAGTATCAACGCCGACGGCTATGACTGCCGGCTCCTCATTCTTCGCGAACATGACACAAGGCGAGACCAAGGAGGGCAACCGGATCTACGACGGCATCGAGGTCGACAAAAACGGCCGCATCATCGCCTACTGGATCCGCAACACCTACCCATTCCAGCAAACCGCTGACAAGACGGAATGGAAGCGAGTCCTCGCAACCGGCGAGGAGACCGGCCTGCCGAACGTGCTCCACGTCATGGAGACAGAGCGCCCGGAACAATACCGCGGCGTCAGCTACCTCGCGCAGGTCATCGAGCCCCTGCTTCAGATGCGACGCTACACTGACAGCGAGCTCACGGCCGCAGTGGTCGAGAGCTTCTTCACTGCGTTCATCAAGACGGAGGCAGATCCGAACGAGAACCCCTACAACGAGGTCGGAGGCGACGGCACTGAGCAAGTGAGCGACGATCCGAACGAGTACGAGATGGGCCCCGGCCAGATCAACATCATGAAGCCCGGCGAGGACGTCGTGTTCGGAGATCCGAAAAGACCGGCCGGAGGCTTCGACGGCTTCGTCGTTGCTATCTGCAAGCAGATCGGCGCGGCTCTGGAGATCCCCGCGGATCTTCTCCTGAAGTCCTTCAACGCATCATACAGCGCGAGCCGTGCGGCTCTGCTGGAAGCGTGGAAAGCCTTCAAGATGCGCCGCGAGTGGTTCGCCGATGACTTCTGCCGTCCTCTCTACGAGGTATGGATGGCCGAGGCAGTCGCCCGTGGCCGCATTATCGCGCCCGGCTTCTTCTCAGATCCGGCGATCAGAGCGGCGTGGCTCGGTTCTGAATGGATCGGCCCGACTCAGGGACAGCTCGATCCCGTGAAGGAAATCACGGCCGAACAGCTGGCCTGCGAGAACGGCTTCAGCACTCGCGAACAGTCGACCATCAGACTGAACGGCGGCAGCTTCGAGGCCAACGCCGAGCAGCTCGTCGACGAGAACGCCCGCCTCGCGCAGGCGAACGCAGGAGCTCCGGCGAAGGATCCGATGGAGCAATTCATCGAGGCGCTGCTCCCGCGCATAGTCAGCAAACTACACCAAGAAGGAGGAGATCCACATGAGAGCAAGGATCCCACTGATTAACGGCCCCGCTCCCACTGCAAAGCCCGCCCAGAAGTTCTGGAACGTGGTCAGCGCAGCAGACGGAGATGCGGCCGAGATCACCATGTACGGCGACGTGTGCGCTCAGCAGCCGGTCGACTGGTGGACGGGTGAGCCTGAGCCCGGCATGTATATCACGCCCGAAGGCTTCCTCGACGACCTCGCCCAGATCAAAGACAAGGGCCAGATCACCATCAAGCTCAACAGCTGCGGCGGCGACCTCTACACCGGCATCGCGATCCACAACGCGCTCAAAGGCCTGAAGGGCCACAAGACCGTCATCGTCGAAGGCATCGCGGCAAGCGCCGCCTCTGTTATCGCCTGCGCCGGTGACGACGTGCAGGTCTACCCCGGCAGCATGATCATGATCCACGGCGTCGCGGGTATGTTCTGGGACTACATGACCATCGGCGATCTGAAGCAAGCCATTGAGAGAGGGCTCGCCAGAACCGGCGCGTCCTACTCAGAATTTTTATAAGGAGGCAACACCATGGCAGAATACAAGTACGGCGTTTACGGCGTGATCGGCAACGACATCGCCCAGAACGCCTCGCAGGCGGGCATGGCGCCGGTCTACTTCGGCACCGCACCCGTCAATCTTCTGTCTGATCCCGCCGGCACGGTCAACGTCCCGGTGAAGATCAGCAACCTGAGCGACGCCCAGAAGAAGCTCGGCCACTTCTCTGACTCCGCAAAGTGGGGCAAGTACACCCTCTGCGAAGCCGTCGCCGCTCATTTTGCCAACAAGAACGGCAACGTCGGCCCGATCTACGTGATCAACGTGCTGGATCCTGCGACTCACAAAAAGAGCGGCAAGACCACCAAGAGCCTGACCTTCGCCAACAAGAAGGCAACCATCGAGGCCGATGACATCATCATCAGCTCCTTCGCGATCGACGACAAGGTGCTCGGCACTGACTACTCGATCGACTACGACTTCGGCACCGGCGTCCTGACGATCACCGACAAGGGCGAGGAAGCGATGACCACGGTCAGCGCATCCTACGACACGGTCGACACTGGCGCCGTAAATGCGGCCACCGTGATCGGCGGCACCGAGGAGGACGGATCCGTCAGCGGCATCGCTGCCGTGAAGCTGGTATATCAGACCTGCAACACGATCCCCACCTACCTCGCAGCGCCCGGCTGGTCTGACACGAAGGCAGTCTATGACGCACTCGTGGCAGCTTCTCAGAACATCAACGGCCACTGGTGCGCGTTCGTTTACGCCGACATCCCCGTCGACGCGAACAAGACCATCGCCGCAGCGAAAGCATGGAAGGCAGCCAACGGCTACACCTCCGGCTTCTCCAAGGTGTTCTGGCCTATGGTCAAGGATGGCAGCACTGTCTACCACCTCGCCACTCTCGCGCTGGTCGAGAAGATCCGCTGCGATCTGGCGAACGGCGACGTGCCCTTCGAGACCGAAGGCAACAAGGCGATCCCCGTCACCGGTCTCTACTTCGGCGAGGGCGTAAACGCGAACGGCTTCGACAAGTCTGACGCGAACGAGCTCACCGCAGCCGGCATCTCCACCGCGATCTACTGGGAAAGCAACTGGAGAATGTGGGGCGACCACACTGCTGCCTACACCTACGGCGGCAGCCACAAAGCTCGCGAGATCTTCGACGTGAACATGCTCATGCTGTTCTACATCGCGAACTCCTTCCAGAAGGAGTGGGGCACCACCATCGACAAGCCGATGACTCTGGCGCTCCGCGACACGATCCTGAACCGCGAGCAGGAAAAGCTCGACGTCCTCGTGGCGAAGGGTGCCCTGATCGGCTCTCCTTCCGTCGAGTTCCTCGAAACCAACAACGCGACGACCGACATGATGAACGGCGACTTCAGGTGGGACATCTCCGCGACCATCACGCCGCCCCTCAAATCTGCGACCGGCGTCGTGTGCTACACTGACGCAGGCTTCTCTGCTTATTTTGGAGGTGACGACTAATGGCATGGCAGGATATGAAAAACGCAGTGCTGGCTGACACTTGCTACTGCGACAACCAACTGGCAGCGAAGGACGTCTCCGTGAGCCTTCCCGCCGTCAACTTCCTCACCACTGAAGTGAAGGCCATGGGCTCCATGGACGTCGTCCTCGCCGGCCTCATCGAGGCTATGGAGGCAGCGATCACCAAGGTCGGCATCGACGTCGGCCTCGGCCGTATGCTGACGCCCACCAAGCACAACTACGAGTTCCGCTGGGCTCAGAACGTGCTGAAGGCGGACGGAACCACCGAGCCCGAAGGCTGCAAGGCCTTCATCACCGGCGTGCCGAAGGGCGTGCCCGCGACCGGTCTGGAGATCGGCAGCAACATCGAGAGCGAGATCTCGATCGGCTGCACTCGCTACCAGCTGTTCTGTGCTGGCAAGGAGATCCTCTGCATCGACCGACTGAGTCAGATCTGCCGCATCAACGGCGTCGACTATTACAGCAAGATCGCGTCTCTGCTTTAATCAAAAGCCCCCGGAGCTGGAGAGCTTCCGGGGGCCTATTCGTGAAAGGAGTGCACCACAATGGAAAGCATTAAACTCAAAAACCCCATCAAGATCAACGGCAAGGACGTCGCCGAGCTCACCTACGACGTGAACGAGATCACGCCCGCGGGCTTCGCGGAGGCGGAATACCGCAAGACCAGAGCCAACGGCTCCAAGGGCGCCCCGTCCTCTGCTGCTGTCGAGCTGGACTACTCGCTGCACCTCTATCTCGGCTTCGCTGCGATCCTCGCCGTGAACCCTGAGTATGACTTCAACGATCTGGAGCGCATCAAGGGCCCCGACGTCATGGAAGTCATGAAGGCCGGCCGAAATTTTATAATCGCCTCGGCGGGAAAGTCAACGGACGACGCATCCGAAAATGCCTCCGAGACTACGCCAGAGTCTACCACACCGGAACAACCGAGCTCGAAAGCAAAAGGCTGATCGAGTTCATGACCGACTACGCCGAAGCGGCGGAGGATCTCGCAAAAGAGGCCGAACGCCGCCAGAGGAGTATGCCCGGAAAAGTGGGAAACGCAAGGCGAGGGAGGTGATCGGGCGTGAATAACAAAGTATTGCAGGCGATCGTCGAGATCGCCGGTAACGTCAGCCCAACACTCCAGAAGGCAGTCGGCGAGACCTGCGAAAAGCTCGACAAGGTAAACCTGAAGGCCGTGGCCGTCGCAGGAGCGGCAGCCGCGGGCGCCGTGGCAGTCGGAAAGGCAGCCATCGAGGCCGGCAAGTATCTGGTCGACCTCGGCAGCCAGTTCGACGAAGCGACCGACTCCATCAGGATCGGAACCGGAGCAACCGGCGAAGCACTCGACGCTCTGATGGCCGACTTCGATGCTGTTTACAGCTCGGTGCCGACCACCATGGAGGACGCGAGCAAAGCGATCGCGGACTATAACACCCGGCTGGGCCTGACCGGCGAGGAGCTGCAGGGCGTCTCAACGCAGGCGATCCAAGTGGCCGACATGCTGGGCGAGGATCTCGGCGGTGTTATCGAGTCGAGCTCCAAGGCCTTCCAACAGTGGAACATAGACGCCGCCGACATGGGCGACGCCATGGACTACGTGTTCAAGGCCAGCCAGTCGACC